GGGTACGACCGGAGAGCCGGGCTCCTACGGCTCCGGCCCGGAGATCAGATATCGGAGCTAGGCACAAACGATAGCCAGAATTATCAGGTATGGACGGTAACGTCCGTAACCGATCAGGGCTCATGGGTCCAGGTCGGAATCGAGGTAATCGGAGCCGGTTCCTCGTTCACGACTCCGGGAATGAACCAGACGCGAATCCTCCAGGCTATCCAGGTTGTCGACCAGGAGTCTCCGGATACTCCTCCGGCGACCTCCGGCCCGCTCCCTAGCCTCGCCTCGCCGGACGATATCGTGGCGAGGCTGGGCCGCAACCTGAATCAGGCAGAGATGGCGCGGATTGACGCGCTCCTCCGCGACGGCTCCGCGATTATCCGGCGATACTGCCGGCAGGACTTTACCTGGCGCTTGGATGACGTAATCACGGTCCACGCGGACGGCGGAATAATCGTCCTTCCGTGGAAGCCTGTGGAATCAATAGATGAGGTCCTCGCGCTTTCCGGCGCACCGGGAATCCCGGATATCCCGGTAACCTGGTACCACTTCGATGACGTCGATACGATCACAGTAATGAACCCATCCCAGTCCGGGATTATCAACCTACCGGAATTCTGGTACGAGGAGACGTTCTGGTGGGGCGGGAGCTTCCGGGTAAAGGGTTCACACGGGTACGTCGATACCCCAGAAGATGTTATGGCCGTTCTGTGTACGGCCATTATCTCGGAGCTATCGACTCCGACAATGTCGGCCACACTCGCGTCAGAGTCGATTGGAGCCTATTCCTATTCGATGAGGCGTACTTCTGGGGCAGGGCTCCGGGCTGCCCTAGAGGACGCAGGAATGAAGACGGCTCTTAAGGATTACCGCAGGAGCCAGGGTACGATCAAGGTTAGGTTGTTATGCCGACTTTCCCATTCGGCAATACGGTTACGATCCGCAGGCGTTCGGTATCTGGCCGGGACGAGTACAACAATGACGAGTACGCATTCGTGGAAGAGAATATCCCGATGTGCGTAGTCCAGCCCGGAGGCTCCGGCGAGGAGACGGATTTTGCCGACCGGGTTACGGATGGGATAACGGTGTTCTTTCCTTACGGGACGGATATCAGCTACATTGATTCCATCGTGCTTGAGGGAGTCGAGTACGAAGTCCAGGGAGTCCCGCAGAAATGGCGCTCCCCATTCTCCGGTAATACCTCGCCCATTCAGGTGAGCGCGGTAAAGGTGACGGGAGTGTCGTCGTGACAAACGTAACCTTCCGGCCGGACCACGTAGGAGTCGGCCGTATGCTCCGGGCCGACTTCATGGAGCGTGCTATGCGGGATAGAGCGGAGCGGATCAGGGCTCGCGCGGAGGCGACGGCTCCCGTTAGCTCTGATCCGGAGGACCCGCATAGAGGCCGGTACAAGGCGAGCTTCCACGTCCGGAGCCATTCGCACGGAGGCGCGACTAAGGACCGTGCGGAGGCCATCCTCTACAATGATGCTCCGGAGGCCATCTTTGTCGAATTCGGGCATCGCGGCCGGGAGCCCTACGGCATTCTCAGGAGAGCGGCATTCGGATGAGTATTGTATCAGAATTCCCGGACGTAGCATCCGCGTTGCTCTTCGCACTCGTCCCGCTAGAGCCGGATATCCGTTTTGTTACGGTCCTCCCGACCGGCGACCAGACGGAGATAGTCGCGAGGATACACCGCATCGCCGGAGCCGGACGGGATATCTATGTTGACCGGCCTATTGTTGATATCGACGTATTCGGACCCAAGGCCGATTCTGGTCTTGTCTCTAGTGCCGCTAGGAGGATACAAGCTCACATTCTGTCATTCGCCAGTACGATCGTATCGAATGGGGTGATACAACACGCCAATACAATAGCCGGGCCACGGCCGCTCCCGGAGCCTAACCCGGCATACGTCCGCTATTCCGCAAGCTATGAAATCCAGATTCACGCTTAGGAGCGAATGTGACAACTCCAGTCCCGCAGAAGGACAATCAGCTACTCTACGCGGCCGGTGACGTAATCGTCTGGGTCGGCAAGCCTAACGCGGGCTCGCCTACCGGATTCGAGGATGTGGACTCAATCGCCTCCGGCGAGTACGTCTGCTGTGGATGGGTCGATACCTCCGGCTATATCTTCAAGCTGGACGAGACGGTCAAGGACATCCCAGCGGCCGGGACCCTGACGCCTATTCGTACGATCCTGACCGGAGGCTCTAAGAGCGTCCAGGCCAACTTCCTAGAGGCTCTCAACCCGTACGTCCGGGCTCTCTATGACGATGTGCCGATCTTCCCGCTCGCGACCTCGCCGCTCAAGCCGTCCGCTACGGCTCCGCACGTCGCGAGCTACATCATCCCGGACCCGCCTGATGACAACCGCTATTCGGTAATCTTCGACAGCGTCGATGGCGCCAAGTCGATGCGGCTCTATGCGCCATTCGCGAAGATTACCGGACGCGGTAACGACCAGGTTCAGCAGGCCGACATCGAGCAGATGGACCTGACGTGGACCTTCTATCCGGGCGATATCGACGGTGATACCGGAGTCGCCAAGCGGCTCATCGACTACGGTATGGACATGGCGGATTACTTCGCATGAGTGCCGACCTAGAGCCGGAGCCGCGAGAGGACCCGGACGAGGACGTTGACGTTGACCTAGACCTTATCTCTGAGGTCCTTCGGAAAGAGGCCGTAGGAGAGCCTACGACCGTCCGCGTTGACGGTCGGGTCATCCGCGTCACCCACGCCAACGACTGGTCCACGTCCGCGATGCGGGCCGCGTCGAGAGGCGACTGGGATGACTGGGCCCGCGAGGTAATCCCGGACGATGAGGAATTCAAACTCTGGGTCGGAGCCGACCTCCGCAACTTCCAGATAGAGGCGGTATTCGCTCAGTGCGGCCGGAAGGCCAGGCTGAATCAGGGAAAATCACAAAGGTCCTATGGATCATCGAAACGTTCCCGGAGGAGATAGAGGCAGACTTCCATCGCTACTACGGCCTTGACCTAACCGACTTCTTTAGGCCAGGCGGTAGCTGCGGCTGGAGAAAGCTCCTAACCCTAGTCGATAAGCTGCCCCCGGAGAGTGCGGTCAATACCGCAGTCCGGAGTCAGATTCCGGAGGACGAGATGGCTGAGATGGCGGGTGATCCCGTTAGCTCTCCGTGGAGCACAGTCGAAATGCTACTGGCTCAGCTTGTCGATGAGGTCCGGAATGTGGGATGGATGTATGCGTCTAAGAATACCGGGCAGACGATTCCGAAGCCTCTGCCGGTTCGCCGTCCTGGAATTAGCCGGAAGCGCGGAAAGGTTATCAGCCTCGCTTCCGCGCGGAAGCTTGATCCTCGTCTCCGGAACGTCCCGGACGAGGAAGCGCAGGAAAGACTGGATAGGATGACCGGCCGTGGCTAGAGAAATATTTGTGGGCTCGGTTGCCGTAGGCGTAGTCCCGGACGCTCGCGGCTGGAACACGACGCTCCGGCGCGAGCTAGTACCTAGCTCCGGCCAGGTCGGTGACGAGGTCGGGCAGACGATGTCCCGCCACATTACTGAGAATATGGGGAAGGCCGGAACGGAGTCAGCCGGGGCATTCTCCGATACCTTTCAGAAGCGGCTCCGGGCCGCACTAGAGAAGCTGCCTAAGGCAAAGCTAGATGGCGACTCGACGGCCATCGACAAGAAAGTCGAGGCCATTAGGGCCAAGCTAGAAGCCTTGTCTAAAAAGAAGATCGGCATTGATATTGATGCCTCAGCCGCGATGAAGGAACTGGCTACCCTTGACGCGGAGCTAAAGGCCGTCGCGCACGAGGCCGGCAATATTGACGTCCGGTTCAATACCCTAGAGGCTCGCGCCCAGCTTGCCCTGCTTAAGCACCAAGCGGAGACGAGCGGGAATGAGACCGGGCTTACCCTGGGCGAGCGGATACTAGGCGGAATCGGGATGGTCGGCTCCGGAGCCGGAGGACCCGGAGCGAGCGCTGGGGGTGGGGTCCTAACGAGTCCGTTCGGCCTCGCGATAGCCGGAGCCCTAGGACTCTTCGCGCTCCCGTTTATCGCGGAGGCAGCGGCCGGAGGAATCGTCGCCGCATTCGGCGGTGCGCTCGCCGGTATGGCTATTATCGGCGCAATGAAGAATGCCGAAGTGGCCGCGACCTTTAAGAACATGAAGGACCGCGTTGTTGAGGACCTTCAGATTATCGGCCAGTCGTGGGTTCCCGTAATGGAGTCTATCTTCAATACGGCCAGCCAGACTATGGATAAACTCACGCCGGTATTCGAGAGAGCGGCCGGGACTATCGCGGGTCCATTCCGGAGGTTCGCGGATACCTTTATCACCTCGTTCGGGCAGCCGGAAGTACAGAAGTCGATCCAGGCTATCGCCCAGGCATTCGGCGCGATGCTCGATGCCATTACGCCGCAGATAGCGAGCTGGATGCGCGAGATAGCCGGAGCTATCATTCAGATAGCGGACGTTATTGCTAAGCACCCTGACGCCTTCGCGAAGCTCATTAACTTCTTTGTTCAGCTATTCGTGGTCGTCCTCCGGGCTATCGCCGTCCTAACGGAGCTAGCCGTATTCATGACCGGGACATTCTCCCGTAACGTCCATTCAATGGCGAGTACCTGGAATACGATAGCGGCCGGAATGCAACGTGCCTGGAGCGACTTCACAAATGCTCTCCATATTGCCTGGAGTGCCTTCATAAACTTCTTTGTCCTTGCCGGGCACAATATCGAGGCCCACTGGAATGAGGTCTGCGGTAACATTCACGGCTACTGGTCGAATACGGTAAATGCGCTTCACCAAGCTTGGAGCGAATTCATTAACTTCTTTGTGACGGCCGGGCATACTATCGAGTCGGCCTGGAATACGACCT